TGGTCAGATGGTAAATTAACTTATCATACTGAAGTAGGAGGTCAATTATCAAAATATTGTGGTGAAGAAAAAGCAATGGAATTAATGGATCAAGTCATTAATAATTTTAAACGTTTCCACCCTAAACCAGAAGCAGTACAATGTTCTGATCCTGAGGCAGAACCTGATTTTATTAAACCATATTTTGGATTAAAATTATTCCCTGTATGGCATGTTGGTACAGATTATTTACATGAAATAGGTAAAAATTGGTACAAATATTTAGTTGATAATGGTGTAGAATTTTATTGGCAATGGAGAGTAACTAAAATTGATTTTAAAACTAAACATATTGATATGACATCAGAACAATATCCACAATCAGATGATGATTGGATATTTTTTGATAAATTAATATTCGGTGTAGGTAAATCAGGTATTGATTTTGGTAAACGTTTAGCTGAAAAATATAAACTAAAAACAGAACCTAAAGCAGTTCAAATAGGAGTTAGATTTGAAGCACCACAAAAACACTTTCAAAAATTAATCGATATTTCATATGATTTTAAATTATATAGAAAATTTGAAGATAAAGGTGTTTCATTAAGATCATTTTGTACTAACAATAATGCAGCTTATGTAGCAGCAGAACACACATACGGAGACTACAGCTACAATGGTCATGCTAAAAAAGATGAAGCATATAGAAATGATATGACTAATTTTGGTATACTAATGGAAATTAGAGGCATAGATAAACCATTTGATTGGTCAAGAGAAGCAGTTAAAAAATTACAAAAAGATGGAGTAGGTACATATTTTTCTCCATCTAACAGAGTACCATCTAAAACCTCAGAAGGTGACTATGTTAAAACTAAAGTAGTAGATAGTATGGATACATTATATGAAGCATTAGGTGACTATGCTTTATATATTGAAGATTTTATTAATGATATGAAAGAAGTATTTCCAACATTAGGTAATGATTGGGGAATATACATACCAGAAGTAAAATATTTAAGCCCAGAACCATTAGTAAACTATGATGATTTAAGTTTAGAAGATTATCCAAATATATATTTTGTAGGTGATGCTTTAAGTGCAAGAGGTATTACAGTATCAGGAGCACAAGGTACATATGTTGCTGAAAGTATATTAAAATCTGAATTAAAAAACAAAAATCAACAATTAGAAAACAGTTTATATTTATAATAAAACAAGATGGCAAAAGTAGTATTATTAAGTTGTACCAAAGCAAAGTTAGATAAACCAGCAGAAGCTCAGGATTTATACTCACCCTCTCCTATGTTTCAAAAAACAAAGGCATATGGAGAATCTCTTAAACCTGACAAAACTTACATTTTATCAGCTAAACACCATCTAGTACCATTAGATAAACAATTAGAGCCATATGATATGACTCTTAAAGATTTTAAAAAAGACCAAAAAGAACAATGGGCTGAAACTGTTATATCTCAAATGAATGATAAAGGAATCAAACCAGAATCTGATACTTTTGTATTTTTAGCCGGAAGTGAATATATAAAACCTTTAAAAGAACATATACCTGAGGAAAATATTGTTAATCCAATGAATGGTAAACGTATGGGTGAAAGATTAAGTTGGTTAAATTCTCAAATAAAACAACTTAAAGAAGCCTTTATTAAATTAAAAAAACGTATTTATGAAATTCTCAAATAATATACCACTAAGAATAACTCAATATCTTAATGATATTGAAGACTATGGAGATGATAATATCTATACATCTGAATATACAAAATTATGTGAAAGTACATTATCAGGAATCAAACCATTAATATTAGAATCACTTAATCCTATGTTAGTTTTAGAAAATTATAAAAATAAGCTTAACAAAGAACAAAAGGAAGTAATAGATGATTTTATTCTATATATAGAAAATATCTAACAATCAGTTTGGCTTTATAAAATTTTTTACTTATATTCATATAAAATAAAAGTTATATGAAAAAAGAAAAGATTTATGAATATAAAAAAATAAAAGTGAATAACGCTATTCATCATTTATTTAGAGAAACAGGCAATACTAATTGGTTACATCATAATCCTGATGGCCCAGCTATCGAACCTATAAACTCAAGTGACAGATCAGTTAAAAAAGAGTATTATCTTTTTGGAATGAGTAAAACACATGAAGAGTTTAAAGAATATCAACAAAGTAAAGAAGGTTTACCTTGGTATAAAAACCCATCAATGAAAGCAACATCTAGATTTTAAATTATGAAGATAGGTTTTTGCGGTACAATGAGTGTAGGTAAGACCACACTTGTAAAAGAATTAAAAAAATTAAAGGAATTCAAAGATTATGAATGTAGAACAGAACGTTCTAAACATTTAATGAATTTAGGCATCCCATTAAATACAGATTCAACATTAAAAGGACAAACAATATTTCTATCAGAAAGATCAGCTGAATTAATGCAAGAAAATATTATAACAGATAGAACAGTTTTAGATGTTATGGCATTTGCTCAATGTTCAAAATCAATGAATTATATTGAAAAAGATAATTTTACACAATTAGCAGCTGATTTATTACATGAATATGATTATGTATTTTATGTTTCACCTGAAGGAGTTGAAATAGAAAATAATGGTGTTAGAGAAACAAATGCTGAGTATAGAGATTTAATTGATTTTACTATTAAGATGTTTTTAAATAGATATAACCATAAAATTAAATACATACATACAATTGAGGGGAGTATTGAGGAACGTATTGCATCAGTGCGAGAGGCATTAAATCCCTAATATTTATATAAAAATATTATAATGAAAAAATCTGAACTAAAACAATTAATCAAAGAAGAGATTAAATCAATTCTATCAGAAGAGTCAACTACTTTAGATAAAGTTAATGCTGAAATAGCAAAACATTTAGACATGTATAAAAATGCTGAAGGAAATGAAGCTAAAAAATTAGCAATTAATATGTTAAAAAAATTAAATGCTGAGAAAAAAAGACTTGAAGCTGAGAGGGACAATGCAGCTGAAAAAGAAATGGAAGCAGCTCTTAATATAGGTGTTAATCAAGAATTAGATTATGATTCTGAAGATTAAGTTATAATAAATGGGAAATTTATTTAAAGATATAAAAATTATTTTTATATTAGTTTTAGCAGTTGCTTTAATTTTAAGCTTTCTCTTTAGACCCTCTACACCAATAGAAACATATGAGACTGAAATTAATGTTCTAAGGCAAGAAAATCAAAAACTTTTATTATCAAATGATAGTATAAATAAAATTAACCAAAAGTTACAAGAAGAAATTACAGTTATGCTCTATGCTATAGATAGTACAGAGGTTATATTAAAACAAACCGAAGAAAAACTTTCGGTATTAGAAAATAAAAGAAATGAAATATCTACTATCGTTACTAATATGGATAGCGATGATATTACCAACACATTCTCAGACTATCTTAAGAGGAGAAATAAAGGAAACCGTTAATTCAAACGGGGATACTTTGGTAATAATGCATCTTGAAGACGCTAGAGTCATTTTAAATGATTTACTAGAGTATGAAATCGTTGATAGTTTACTTACAACTTACAAAGAAAAAGATTCATTAAATGGAGAAACAATATCAATCCAAAAAGATATTATATTTAAACTAGTTGAAAAAAATGATAACCAACAATATCAAATAGATAATTTTAAAGAAGTTTTAGACAATAAAAATAAAGAATTAGGTTTTAAAGAAGACACAATTAAAGAACAAAAAAAAGAAATTCGAAAACAAAAACTTCTTAAGTTGGCTGGGTTCACAAGTACTATTATATTACCCATACTTACACTAATTGCAATGTTATAAATGAGTGATATTAAAACAGTTATAAGGCAAGAATATTTAAAATGTGCTAGTGATCCTATACATTTTATGAAAAAATACTGTAATATTCAACATCCTCAAAGGGGTAGAATTTTATTTCAATTATTTCCTTTTCAAGAAAAAGTATTAAATTTATTTCAAGAAAACCCATACTCAATGGTTTTAAAAGCTAGACAGTTAGGTATATCTACTTTAGTAGCAGGTTTTAGTTTATGGTTGATGATATTCCATAAAGACAAAAATATACTTTGTATAGCTACAAAACAAGAAACAGCTAAAAACATGGTTACAAAGGTTAAATTTATGTATGAAAATTTACCTTCATGGCTTAAAATAGAAGCAGCTGAAAATAATAAATTAAATCTAAGATTATCAAATGGTTCTCAAATCAAAGCAACCTCAGCAGCTTCAGATGCAGGTAGATCAGAAGCAGTTAGTTTACTAATAATAGATGAGGCAGCATTTATTGAAAATATTGGAGAAATTTGGGCTTCAGCTCAACAAACATTAGCAACTGGAGGGGGTTGTATAGCATTGAGTACTCCTTATGGTACTGGAAATTGGTTTCATCAAACATGGGTAAGAGCAGAAAACAAAGAAAATGACTTTTTGCCTATCAGATTACCATGGATGGTACATCCAGAAAGAGATCAAGCATGGAGAGATAGACAAGATGAATTACTAGGTGATCCTAGATTAGCAGCACAAGAATGTGATTGTGATTTTAGTACTTCTGGTGATATTGTATTCTATCCTGAATATATAGAATTTTATGAAAAAACTTATATTAAAGATCCTTTGGAGAGGCGAGGGGTAGATCGTAATTTATGGGTTTGGGAACCATGTGACTATTCAAGGACTTATATGGTTGTAGCTGATGTAGCTAGAGGAGATGGAAAGGATTTTTCAGCATTTCATATTATAGATGTTGAGAATAATGTGCAAGTAGCAGAATATAGAGGACAATTAGGAACAAAAGAATATGGACATTTATTAGTGGGAATAGCAACAGAATATAATAATGCTTTATTAGTAGTAGAAAATGCTAGTATAGGATGGTCAACTATTCAAACTATAATTGATAGAGGTTATACTAATTTTTATTACTCACCTAAAAGTGGAGAAGTAAGAGCAGACTCATATTTTGAAGAATATATGGATACTTCAAGAATGACTCCTGGATTCACAATGTCATCCAGAACAAGACCTATGGTTGTTAGCAAATTTAGAGAATCTATATCTGATAAAGGAGTTACAATTCAATCAAAAAGATTGATAGATGAAATGAAAACCTTTATTTGGAGAAATGGTAGACCTGAAGCTCAACAAGGATATAATGATGATTTGATAATGAGTTTTGCAATAGGTCAATATATGAGAGACACAGCTTTTAAATATAAACAACAAAATTTAGATTTAACAAAAAATATGCTAAGTAATATTTCATCAAATAAACCATCGCATACTGGAGCTTATACTCCATTAACAGATAAAAACCCATTTAAAATAGATAACCCATACTCTGGTGGAGAAGAGGACATTAAATGGCTTCTATAATATTTATATAATATATACATTATGGCTGATACAAGATTATTTTCAAGATTAAAAAGATTATTTTCAACGGATGTAATAATTCGTAATCAAGGTGGTGACCAATTAAAAGTTGTAGACATTAATAAAATCCAATCTTCTGGAGAATATGAAAACAACTCATTAGTAGATAGATTTAATAGATTATATTCTACATCCCCTACTT